TTTAGAATATTCTGGACCAGACTTGGCCATTTCATTCATTTTTGAATAATAATTTTGTAATTCATCCCCATTTGGTGTTAGAGGATTGCTCTCCTTTAATTTTTTTAGATTTATATTTTCTAAAACTTTAGCGTCAGAAGGAACCGCTAATTTATTAATCAAGTCAAACCTAGCTTTTTTCAACTTAACACTTTCTATAGAAGATCCCTTGCGTCCAATCTCACCAAAGTCCCAATACGTCAATCCTTTTTTGTCCAAACAAGATGAAATGTCCATGTCCTTATTAAGATAAAATTTTGTTACACTTTTCCAATCCTTCTTCATTTCTTTAACTAAAAGGTCAATTCCATCCTCTAAGTCATCAAAAGGACCGTAAATTCCCGCCTTCTGCGCCCAAGAATGTTCAAACCAATACCACTTATCTTTATCTTTATAAAAAACCGCAGTATGACCATTTCCCTCTCCATCTTTTGGCTGTACAAAAACTACTATAGGATCATAATTATTTTTCTTTAAAATTTTATATTCTAATAGGCTTTGGTCGTAACAACTTCCAATATTTTGTTTTAAAACTTCGTCAGTTGTTAATAATTTTATGTTTTTTCCTTCATTCCACCAATCAACTTCTAGCTCATCTAAAGAATCCATAAGGTCTGGAGTCAAAATAGTATCACCCTTTTTAGTGACTAGTCCGTATTCTATATTTTTCATTTTCTTGTCCAAGATTTTTTTTATAGAATTTTCAGCAAGTTTTTTTATTTTATCAATTCTTGCAACCCCTTTCTTTTCATTATGTTTCATTATTAACCATTGTTTGTCTTCAGTATTAAATAATGTATAGGATCCCTTTTCTTTTTTTCCATTTAATTTGAAAATAACACTATCCGATTTAGACTCAATTTCTTCATATGTTCCAGAATCATGAATTGTCATATGACCTTTGCCATATCCATTTTCAATTTCTCCCTGAAACGAACGATATTCTAAAGGATGATCTTCTGTTTTTACTGCTAAAAGTTTTGCTTTTCCGCTAGGCAATTTATGTTTTGGTATTGCCCAAGAAGAGAGGGAACCACTGTCGTTTTCTAAACGTAAATCAAAATGGCGACCAGCTTTTTCGGCATCATGATCTTGTATTACAAATCGATATTTATTTGCGCCATTTCCCTTTTTGCCTTTTGGCTCAGATGTCTCATTAAAATTTCTTTTATTTTTGTACTCTTTAAGAGAAGCAAGTTTTGGCCCCATCTCAGAAAAATACATTTCATGTGTATCGTCTATAATATTAGCTCTTTCTCGTAACCCAGAAGAACTATATCCAGAAACCTTAAGCATATTTTCCCAGTTATTTAAAATTTCAGTGCTGCCATGATCTTTATTTAATCCGCCTTCTTTGAAACTTTCTAATAATTTGATAGAAATCTCGGGGCGTGTTTTTCTGCGAGGGTCAATCCCATATAATTTATATATAGTATCCTGCATAGTTTCTTTTCTATTTATTACAAAAGCGGCCAAATAAACATAAGTCTTTGGTTTCCCTAAATCAATATTAAAATCTTTTTTAATCATATCTAATTTTAATTTAATATCTTTGTGAGTTACAGAAGATCCCTTCTCCTTTATGTCATGCAATATAAGGTAGTTAGAACTAATTTTACTACTCGGGAACTTATTTAAGTCAAAAGAGAAAGTGAACTGCTGTCTTTCACTAACATTCTGTAAAAATAATACATCACCAATCAATAAATTTTCATTTTTACGAAATTGTTTGGGTAATACTATTATTCCACCTTCCTTCACTTCACACATCATGCCAAAATATGGTTTGAATTTATGATCTAACCTAACATTTGGAAATAAGCCTCGTAAATTTTCACCAGCAATAGTTCCCCAATCTTCAGTCAGTATTTTACAATATTCCTCAAGAGAAGCATTTTCTCCCAAATCTTCCCTAATTTCTCTCAAATCTATTTGTATTTTTTCCTGAATCACATCTGGAATAAGGCGAGACATTCCAGCACCAATAATTTTTTTAGACTTCGCAAAAGAGGCGATTTTTTCCTTAACACCCTCTTTTTTTCTTTGAAGTGCTACAATTTCTTTTTTACAACGAATTATATCTTGATGTTCATAGGGCTTATAAAATCCAAGCTCTCTTCTTTTTAATTTAAGATGAGCATTATATCTTTCTAAAATTTTTATACCATCATACTGCGTTACATTAACATAACTCTTAAGAATGTCTCTACCAAATTCTGGATCATATTTCATTTTAGCTATAATATATTCTACTATTTCCATTCTTTTATCGAACGCATTAATAATGGATTCCTTATCTGATAATTTCTTCCCCTTAAATCGTCTGGAAGACTTCATTCCTAGCATGAAGTCTTTTTTCCAAATAAGCATCAATCTTACAAATTCAAGTCTAATAATATCCACAAGCTGTAGAATATCTGCCTGCATTTCTTCTATTTCCCCCATTCCTGACGCCTCTACTCCCTCTTCTACCTCATATTCTTCTTCTTGCTCCGGATCTTTAACATTTGTCCAATCGTCAAATTCTTTAACTTCAGCAATTTCCCCCTCATCCTCTCCCCCAGATCCCTCTTCTAATAGATCGGGAGTACTTTCTTTATCTGCGGAGTCAAGCAAAATACTATCTACCCAGTCCAAAAGTCTAGGAGGCACAATTAATCCCGCCCAACCACCATTTTGTCCGGAAACTTCTTGTGGCTGAAATGTTGTTTTACAAAATGGACAATGGAATGGGACAAACGCTAGCCACTTGGGAGTTTCTGAAATATATTTATAACTTGGTATAGTTGAAACAATAGGCGAATCTAAACTATTAAAGGTCTCAGGAGGATATATTCTATAATGAATAGCAAGTTTTCTTAAAATATTCATTTTTTGTTGCCCAGAAATATTATCCCACCATTTATTTTCCCAATCAATACTATTTAATGGAAACTTACTTATCATCTTGCCGCTAGGATGCTTCATCCCACCAGGACAATCTCTATTAGGACATGCCATGTGGGCTCGTGATGGATTAATAAATACATCAAGATTTGTAGCCTTAGCGGCTATTGTATTCGCCTCATCTAATGATTCTTGAGCAACTCTTAAAAATTCCGGAGCTTTAGTTATATCGAATTGTCTTTTCGCATCTAGTGCCGTTTTCTTGTGTTTTGCAGATTCTTCCATTAATTTTTCTTGCCACTTTTCACAATTTGGACAAGAATATTTATAATGAGATCTTTTGTCTCCAGACCTAGTTAGTGGTTTATAAAAACCTGCATCTGTAATATTATATAAAGCGGCCATCTTTGCACCATTGACTTTACAATTCATACAGGCTGGTCGAACTTCCTTTTTATACATTCTTCCAGAAGCGGCAGATAAATATTCTTTTACTAAATGATTTTTTATATTATTAATACAAGCTGATATGCAATATCTTATAATTGGCTGTTTTCTTATCTCTACAGTGGAACTTTCTAAATATACTTTAATAATTTTACACAATTCTTCTTGAGCATATTTCATTAATGCCACATTGACAATTTTGCCTGTCATAATGTTTTCTTTCTCTATCGGAATACCACGGATAAAAAGTTTTCGGACATTCTTTTCACTTGTCCCACCCTCATAATAAATATATCTTGTGAGATGCTTAAATACTCTTGGAAAAACCTTATTGGCAATCTCAGGATAGACTACATTTGATATAAAATTAGGATTTTTTTTCAAGTGTTTGCTAAAATCATTTAAGCCTCGTAAGGAAGAAAAAATGTCGTCTATCCCACGTATTGTAGATAAATTTTCCTGAGTAAATACTGAAGCTATAAATCCCATTTCATTTTGAGAATATTTAGGCTTCTTAGCTATTTGCGAAAGAAGAGCATCATCTATTGTTTTTGCTTCGGGAGGGGGAGTTATAATAAACTTCATACCCTTTTTTCCAGCAAGAGGAGCAAACCCGCCAATAGCACCCGGATGTTCTTTGCGGATTTCCTCTATTGCTATATAATATTTTTTTCTTTCAGATTCCGGCCAATCATTACTTTCTAGAGTTGGTGATAGCACAGTGAGTTCTTCCAACTTACTTTCATAATCAGGGTCTTCAGCAGGATCCTCATCACTCATATCTATTTCCATAAATCCACCTAAGTCAGCATAATCTACATAATAGGTTTCATCATCGTCACCATTATCTTCTTCTTCGCCTTCCTCCTCTTCTTCAGCAAATTCTTCCTCTTCTTCAGCAAATTCTTCCTCTTCTTCAGCAAATTCTTCCTCTTCTTCAGCAAATTCTTCCTCTTCAGTATGATTTTTTGGCGGCTCAGTTGGGATCCACTCTTGAACTTTTCTTCCCATTGGAGATACAAATTTTGGAGCTTCTACAACTTCCTCAGCAACTTCCTCAGCAACTTCCTCAGCAACTTCCTCTTCATTGGTTTTTTCTGGATTTTCATCATCTTCTCCGTCAGCGGCAAACTTACATAGCTCTCCAAATGCCCAAATTCTTTCTAGCATCTTTTTTTCTGCTGGAGCAAATATCATTGGGCGAGGATTTGTTATACATCCACTATCACCAGAGGGAAGCTCCTCGTCATCATCTCCATATAAATTACCTTCAGAGCGAGTACGATAAATGTCATCAAGACTCTGTTCTGTTATTTTTTCTATGTATTTGCTTGGCAAAATACCATCTTTTAATACGAGCATAGCGTGTGCTTTTCCAGAAAAATAAAACTTGCCCTTTTCTTCCCATTGTCGATCTTCTATTTTGGAATCAAACAATTCTTGTTCTAAATCTTCTAATTCTACGGGACGCTCACTGCGAGGTTTTTCTTCCACAATAGCAGCTTTTTCTATTACACCATCTCTAATAGCTGAATTAAAATTTATTTCATATAAATCTTCTTCTTCCATAAATTTCTTAATATCTTTATTCATTCCTTTTACGTTGGGAATTGGTTCTAAGAATGCAGATAATGCCCGTGAACCCCCTTCGCCATCAAACATTGTATTTCTTCTTATTTCAAGACTTTTTAAAACATCACTTGTTGTAACTTCTGCCTCGGGCTTGTCTAATGCTATAGAAGCTCTTTCACGATACTTCTCTATAAATTCTTCCTTATGCTTGCTTTTAACTAACGAATAAGGAGTTTTCAATCCATTTTTTTCTATTTCTTCCCCAAATTCTCTTGGGGCATAATGATATAATACAAAATCTTTTGCCAATTTCTTAATTACACTATATCTAGAAACCGCAGCGTCTTTAACATTTTCAGGAAATATAATAGGAGGCTCATCTTTAGTTCCAGGAATAAGTCTCCAATCCGCTTCATTACTTCTGGCCTCTTCTTCCGCCTTATCTTCATCAATAGAGCCAATCAATTTTATTTTATTCTGATATTTATTCCATAAGTCTCCGTCAATGACAATTTCAGGTGCCCAATCATATTCAGTAATTCCACCAGCTTCTTTAATTAAAGCCATTGGTATTCTATAAATATAAATATTTCCTCTTATCCCATGATTACGCCATACTTTTACCCAATCATCAGTAAGAAATGCGGCAGTATCATATTGTTTTTCTGCCCATTTTCCATCTTCCTTAACATGCCTAATTCTCCCCTTTTCTAAATTGTGCCTATAAGGTTGAGGAGTGGCGGGTCTTTTACCTATGTGATATAATATTTTAAAACTATCTCTCTCAGAAGCATTTTTAGACAAACTTACTATTTTGCTAAGTCTTGCCGCTTTAAAAGTTTTACCATAATAGTCCAACTCTTCAAAATATTTTTGAATAGCTTCTTTGGAAAACTTCCCTCCAAGAGCCTTATGTACCATATCAATAGAATTATGTCCTTCATTTATAGTTTCTAAAATAATGTTCGAATATGCTTGCCGTAATTTTTTGATAGCGGCATCAAATTTACTCTTTTCTGTTCTTGTCATGCGCCTTCTTTCAGAATTAAGTAATTTATAATATTCTCCTGACGGACCAAATTTTCTTAGAGAAAAAAGAATTTCTCCCCACCTAGCATCTATCTCACTTCTATTTAATAAATATAATAAAAAATTTTGATCTGAACTAATGTATGTACCTAAGTCTACCTGCCCACTATGAATTAATTCATGTTCAATTACATGTGTTACTCTTCGCCAATCAATAGGACTATCTTCTGGAATATAAATAATAACTAAGTCTTTTTTTTGTTCATATACTGCCTCATAACTTAACTCATCTACTCTGTCGGAAAACACCAAAGATAATTTAGTATTTGGATCAAAAAATTTTCCTCCCGCCCCATATGGATCAGACCAAATATCACTTATTAAACATGAAGGATGTCCATCATCAATAGGATGAGCAGTATATTCATCATAATCAAAATTTTTATAATAAGCATATGTTTCGTTTAACAAAGAATCCATTTTTTCTTTATTAAATCCAATTTCTCCAGTATGCTTTTTCTTTTGCTCAATAACGTCACTTTTTTGACCCTCTAAGTCAACATAAGTAGCCGGTTCTCTTTCTGGGATACAATGTAATTCAACTTCACCTTCTTCTATTGATATGCGAAAATCTGTAAATTCTTCGCCATATCCCAAAACTTTTGATATGTTATCTGTAAACTGCTTCTTATTTTCCTCTGGTATATTAACTTCAGACAGTGATAGAACTGAAGGCTCTTCTGGAAATAATATTTTATCCTTATCTTTAAAAGTGAAATTGCTAAAAGAAAAAGCATATTGCTTAGTCGTCGCACCATAACCTAATATGGCCAAATTCCAAACTCTGGCCCAAATTTTTTTCTCTATCTCCTCCTGATCTGAATTAATAACAGCATTATTAATATTTTGTGTAGCTTTTTGAATTATGGAAGGAGGAATGCCAAGATTATTTTGATTAATGGGCAGACTAAGCATCATTTTACTGCCAGGCATATATATTTTTGTCCCGCCCGGCAAGCCATCTGTTATTCCAGAAAACTCTAAAAATTTATATATATCTGCTTCGACCGACAATTCCAAAAGTTGATTATATCTAATGTTCGCATCTATAGTAACTTCTGGATCAAGCGCATCAATGATACTGTCAATTGTATTTACGAGATCTGGTGATTTCAAATTTATATTTTCTTCTGCCAATTTTTGAATTATGTCGAACCTAGACTCTTTTTGAAATGTCCTGAGCAAATCGATATCACTCTGATCTTTTGGCCTATTCATCATTTGCTTCCACTCTAAAGTGTGTTCTGGACTCCAATGACGAATGCCCTTTATGTCTGTTAGCAACATATTTTCTGTAAAATCTTTATCACCAACTTTCCAAGGGCCGGTAAATATTTCCAATTCGCCTTCTGGAAAATCAAACCGAACTCTTGGATTTCCAGGACGAAGCTCATCTACGATGCCCTGAGGATGATTTGATATTTTTTCCCATGCTTTTATATCAGGAACAGTAATATCTAAATCCCCAACAGATTTCAAACCCAATGCTCCAAGAATACCGCTTCCACCTATAATTACTTCTGACTTTGATACACCAACATCATTTAATATATCAAGAAGATGTTCTATAAATATTTCATATTTATCTTTTTTTGCCAGCTTCTGAATTTCACGCTTTCTAAATGCTTTTTTAAGCTTTATGTAATCATACTTATGGTTTCCGATATCTTTCTTATTCTTTTCACTCAATTGATCTAGATAAGGATGGTCTTCTATCTTATCATATTGATCTACTTCCTCAACTACTAAGTCACCAAATGGAGATTCTAATAAATCACCTTTTTCATACTTTCCCCTTTCATCTTGAACACGAGTTGTAAATACAAAATTTCTTGCTTTAAGATCCTTTTTTATACTACCATATTCACATTTCGGAAAATCTATTTTTTTCCACAAACATTCTTCCATCTGTTTATCGGTAACATATTTAACATCAATTGTTTCTTTTTCTTCATCAAAAGCTTTTGCCAAGCGGTGATTGCCATCAACAACATTATCTTTCCAAATTAAAATAGGATGATCAAAATCCACTTTTTTAATTCTAGCAGATTCTTTTTTATATTTGGACTTATTGTCTAAAACATCTTGTAAAGAAATTTTATTATCTTTAGAATCAGTCCACATTTTATCTTTTAGATTTTTCTTAAGCTTTTGTATTTTTTCTGTTTTGATTTTAGTGTCTTTAGTTAGCTCAATAAGCTTATCAATTTCATATATTTTTCCATCATCATCATAAACCTGACCGGCGGTTTTTTTAATATTCGATGCAAGCTTAATATTTGGATTATAAAACTTAATAACAATAAAATTTTCTACTTCCTCATTAAATTTAAACTTTTCTTCCAAATCTAACCCTAATGGTGCGCTAATATCCTTACCTATCTTATATGGAGTCATTTTTTTAACATCTTCTATTACTAAATCACAAAAATGAGCACCAGCCTCTGTACGAGCCTCTATAGTATCACCCGGCACAACTCCATAATCTTCAAGCCTAATAGTGAAAGTTCTATTACCATTCTGAATAGATTCGGCATAATCTTGCGGGAATGGTATTGTCTTCTTGACAGTAGCTCTTTTAGATATCATAGCAGTTTTTGTTTGGAACCCAGCAATTCCTCCATCAGGCGGCATTTGTGTAGATATTCCTGTAGCCTTTTGTATAGCTGTATTGGCTCTTTTGAGATAATATAAGTGTGCCATAGAAAATGTTTGTCGATTTTTTAGAAAACGACTTAATCTTCCTAGGCCACTAGAATTAGCGATAGCAATTAATTGATAAATATTATAAGCTTTCGGATTAGAAACATCATATCCGTATTTTTGAACCATTTTTACTGCAGAATTTATTCTTCCAAAGAAATCTCTTTGAGCCATCCTTTCACACAACGCATTAAGCGGCTTACTCTTTCTTACACCTTTTACATCAGCAAATATCGCATCAAATTTATCATATAATTCTTTGTTGTCTTGATAAGCTTTCAATTTTGCAATAGCACTTAAATTTACATTACCAGTAATATATTTGCTTACAATCTTATTTATTTTTTCCTTCGCTTCTGGAGTTACCTTCATAAATCCATCTAAACTTTGATAGTTAATTCCAAAACCATTCCATTTGCCATTTTTTTTCTTTACGATAATCGCTTCACCACTCGGCAAAGTATATTTGAGAACCTTGCGCCTATATTTCCTAGGATTCTTTTTAAAATATTCTTCGATTGTTTTTTGATCAACGGGAATTTCTTTCCAATAGTCAATTTTCCTTAATGCACGACAAGCGTCACCATGGGCCTTACCTATCTTTTTATATTCAGAAGGCGTTATCCCAGTTAACTTTTCAACTTGGGGGTCTTTTGATAAATGTCTAGCAAAAGCAGAAAGCTGATTTCCAACAAGACCATATCCAGTGCCAATATCTCCGGTAGCATATTTGCCACCAGTTTCAAGGCCAATAATAATGTCATATGCTTTTTTTGTGTCAACTAAAGGAAGTGGCTTTAATATGCCGTTACTTACTTCCGTTGGCGTTGGCGCAACTTCCGCTGGCGCTTTCTTTTTTTGAATTAAATTAATAATTTGATCAATATTTAAGTCGGCAGTTGTTTTTAAATTTCTAATGTTAGTGCGAAATTTACTCATGGCAATATCCTTAGGCAATTTGTTTTTTTATATAATAATCTCTGGGCATCCAAAATAAATTATTCAATCACCTATGTCATCATGGCTAAAGCAATAATTTTATCAACTCTCTTAAGCGCCGCCCTTGTTTGCTGATCAGGATCGCCAGTATTTATATCTTCTGGACTTAAATCTTGAGTAGTATCAACTTCTTCAAGAGGTGCTTTTCCACCACCCCTCAATTCTCTATCTCTTTCTGTTGTTCCAATTTTAGTAATTTTTACCCAAGTATCAGGGGTTATTCCTTCTGGCCTAGTATCAAAACGTAATTGTTGTCCTTCTCCCCTGCCGTATGATAAAGTATGTGTCCATTCGCTAGGAGCTTGCTCTAAATCTAATTTTCCAAAAAATATTGTACCAGCTTCTCGTATATCTGTAATAAATTTTTCTTGGACTCCCTCCATGGCCTCTCTTAGTGGTAGATATATAGTATTATCATTTTGATCTTTCGCAACATAAAAATTATATTTATCTGTATTTGGAGACCTTATTAAATCATCTAAGAATGGGAGTTTTGGTTTAAGGTTGACGTTATATAAATCTAAAATTTTAGGATCTACACTGCCAAGTATCCACCAAGTCACACCATCTGGAGCTGAAATACTTTCTTCAGCAACCCAACACCTATCAATCATCTCTGGGCTAGCAAAAGTTCTACTCCATTCACTTGGCAATGAAGTATGTTCTTCCTGTATAACTTTATAATAAACTTTCTCATCAGGATTTCTTTTTACGTCAAACTGTCCAAGATCCACATGACGTTTTAATAATGGTTCCGGAATGACTATTTGATTTTTTCCTCCAAATTCTGGATTGTAAAAAGTGCTAGTTCTTGCCCACTCAAGATATCCCAAATCATTTAACCATCGTAAAATGTGCGCGGGAGCATCATATTTTATAGATCTATATTGCTGGTAGGAACTTAATTCTTCAGGATTTCTAATATTTGCTTGTTCTTCTTCTGTCTCAACATCATTGGGCGCATCCACATCTGGGGCCTCTGAAGATGGGGCCTCTGAAGGTGGGGTTCCTGAAGCTTGCTCTCTTTCTTCCCGCTGCTTCTTTTGCTCTTCTCTTAATTCTTCTTGTTGTTTATTACTTAATAATCCAATGCCACGATTCATTTCTTGTAAAGAGTCATTATATCTTTCTTGAAGATTAGAAAGCGTATCTGTGGGAGTTACATTTACAGCCAATTCTGAAATTGTTCTTTGCCAATTTGTAAGATCATGTCTATTTAAATACATATGTGTTTGCTTATGTTGCTCCTCAACAGCATCCATTTGTTTGTCCAACTCTTTTTGAATATCTTGCGCCAAAGAATACGCTTGCCGAAAATTTTTGAAAAATATACGCTTGCTCCAGCCAGACAACTTTCCCCCTACCCAGTCCCAAAGGCCAGCATGTTTCTCTATAGGTGAAGCACTTGCTAAAAGTATATATTTGTCTACTTGATTAGCATCCTTATATAATTTATGTTCTTTTAAAATATCTGAAAACTGTCCAGCTTGTTTTATTGTAAGCATTATTTTTTATCTCCTACCAAATTTTATCGTCAGCTAAATCTTCAGGATTCACGCCATCATCTCTTGCCCGTCTTCTCGTTTCCAAATCTTCATGCAGCTGCTCATATATTTCATGATCAATGCCTCCATAATTTGGGTCTTCTGGCTCCCAATGTGAATCAGGGAGCGGAGGAGCGTTATCATCTAAAAATTTTACAATCCTCTCTTTTTTTGGAAATTCTCCATGGGGAATGACAGAACTAGAGTTTACATTTTCATCTGCTTGAGGCCGAATTTCAGAAGTTCTTCTAACACTTTCTTCTACAAGTTTTTTTATATTTCCAATGCGTCTTTTAACAAATCTATCTTCTTCTATTCTTGCCCGTCGATTTTCTTCAGCCTCTTTTTCTCCAACTGCCTCAGGAGCACCCTCATATACATAGTCTAAATAGTTATCCAAAAGTTTTAGAGGGTAGTCCATCATTTTTTTTTCCAGATTTCTACTGAATGGCGTAATATCAACCCCTTTCTCCGTATGCCTTTCATATTGCCAGAATTCTGCATTTTCCATAATATCTCGAAAATCTCCTGCCACCCATCTTCTCAAATATCGTTCAGCATTTGCTTTTCCTTCGATGGCCATCCAAGGTTGTCCATGACAATATAGTACCCACACTCCTCGCTCATCTTCCTTTAAAGAATATTTTCCAGGATCTTCGTGTATTCCTTCTATTTCTCCAGCACCAGAAATAGACCGTGTTGCTCCTACATCATGTGGTGAAAATTTTTCATTACAGTTAGGACATGTCATTTTGGGAGGTATAAACATAGAGAATACTTTCTCATCTATTTCTACAGGCTTATTACAGCTCGGATTGGGACAACCATATGTCCATCCTTGTTCTGAGTCAACAAGCTTCTTTACTCCAGGATCTATAGATTCCTTAATTAGCTTATCTACAAATCTAGATTCTTTTTTATAACCTAAAATGTCCAATTTATTAGCCAATTTAATTAAATATAATATCATCTTTTACTCCCTTTGGTAGATTGTCTAACCAATCTCCCAGTTTCACCACAAAGTTTCTTTAATAGAAATAATTTAGCAGATAATTGATTGAAATCGGCAAGAACTTGCTTATATTCTTGATTTAATTTAAAATCCATAGATTTTAAAGCCCCAGGATTTCCCGCCATTTGATATAATTGTCTCCGCTTTTCTTTATATTCTTTATTTAATTCTAAACTCATCACCAAATCCTATTTTTCCATTCAGGCATTGTTTTTGGATTTTTGCCAGATTTGCGAATCTTATCAAAAATTTCTTTTAACTTTTTACATTTTTCCTCAAATGGTTCAACTATATCAGTAAGATATGCATGCTGTCCCTCACCTTCCCCAATCCAGTTTTCAAGATTCTCGTTTAAATATTGTTCTTCTTCAAAAGACAGACACACTTCTCTATTTTCATCAACAGATTCATTGGGTTCTATTATGGAAGTATCATCCATATCTATATTCTTAGAAATAGGTAATTTGCTTGTCCCAACAGAATAAGAAAGCACCACCTTCGCTCTTTCTTCGTGAGAATCTTTTGTGCCGCCAAATTCTTCATCTAAATATTTTTCTACATCATGACTTCCACCTGGAATAGATCCTCGATAATTGCTCTGAGCAAATGCGCGACCATAAAATAAATAATCGCCTGCACTTTCGGGCGCAGACTTTATATTTTGCATTTGACTGAGCGCATTAGACTTTCCTCTAATAGCATACATGGGTTCGCCCATTATCCATAAAATCCAAAGAGACTGATCGTCTTCCTCTTCTTGAATTTTTATAGGCTCGTCAGTTATATCTTCAACATTTTTCTCAACAGTGCTAAAAGTATTCGGAGCTTTACTAAGTTCTCTATAGGGATCATATGTCGTAACTTCTGGCTTTAATGCCGCATCCCACTCCTCTCTGCTTATGGAGTGTTTTATTAATTTATCTACAAAATTAGATTCTTTTTTATAACCTAATATGTCCAATTTATTAGCTAATTTAATTAAATATAATATCATTTATCATCTCCTTAATTACATAGGTGGACCAGCACCTGGGCCCATGTCAGGCGTCATACCGCCACCACCTGCACCCCCACCAAGTTCACCTGCTGGTGGAGGAGCCAATTCACCACCGCCCATACCGCCCATGTCGCCCATACCGCCCATACCGCCCATGTCGCCCATACCGCCCATGTCACCGCCCATACCAGCATCTGCACCGGCACCAGCGGCTGCGCCACCATCTGCTCTCTCACCCTCTGGAGGATCCTGTATTTCCTTAGAAGGATCAAGAGATCTGAGTTCTTCCAAACCATATCTTGCCAATGCTTGCTCTTCTCGCTGCTTAATAGCTAGATTAATAGATTCCTCTCTCTGCTTTCTCCTCTCTTCCTCATAATTTAATCCAAGACTTCTATACACAGTTTGTAATGAACACTGCTGTGTGGAAAGAAGACCAGTTGTCGATTGTAGATAGTCACTTAAATCATACAGATTCATATGATTCCACTCAATCTCAGGAACTATAAGTTTTTTCTCTCCGTCCTTATACTCAAAAAATCCTCTCATTTTGCTTATAGGAGCAAAAATTTTATTCACTAACCACTTAGCTATTAAATTTCTAAAATTAAAATATCTCTGCCTTAATACTTCCAAACCAATAGAGGCAGAAGAATAAGCAGAACTCTCAGTATCTACTACAGCTTGAGGAACCATTAATCCAGTATATATATTTTTAACAATAAGTTCAATATCACCAGCAACATCAATAATCCCTCCATTTGCCCCAACTCTCTCAATGGCAACACCAGCATGTGTAATAATTTTAAAATCCTTATCATACTGCGCCTCTTCCATAATCTGACGCCACTCTTCTAGATCTTCTGGATGCATTCGCGCATCGCCCTCACCAGTTCCGCCAACTTTTACTAAAGTTATTGGATTTATAAGACCATCTGCCTGAGCAAATTTAGCTTCTCTTAACTTATCATAAAGCATTAAATCCTTAAAACATGAAACTATAACAGATGTTCCACGAATATCATAAGGGCTTGAAAGCATTTTTAAATGAGAAGTGTTAAAATTGTCCAAAGGTATGTTTTGTCCCTTTCTAACATGATGTACAATTTCTTCTGGAATTTGTGACCTAATATGTTGGTCTGCTGGATGACCACTCATAACCAATCTCTTGAGGGCTTCGTCAGGTCTTAAAGAAATGATTGGATAACCGCCGATGGCTGCTTTCTTGACATGAACAAAATCAGGATTAAGAATATTTATTCTTTTCCATTTTTTTTCTGCTTCGTCTAAAACAGCATATGGGATCACCTCTCCAAGTTTCCAGAACTCAAGTGATAGCTCTCCCAGAGTTCCTAGGAGATCCATTTCTTCTACCATATCACTAAAAAATTGCTCAACTTTTGGATCAGAACATCTAATATTTAATTTAGATATGGGATAAGTTGCGTGTAATGTAATACAATTTCTAACAATTGGATGTAAATCATAAAAATTTCTATTCCATGTATTTATAGTAATTCTGTCTCTTGGCAAATTAAGATTTGCCATTGTAAATAATGGAGAATAAACTTCTGGAGCTAATCTGTCAGTTTGTGTGCCACCAGAATATCCGGCAGAATTAGATGTAGAGGAAATAGAAGCTTGTTTTCTGAATGAAAGGCTATGGGCAATAGCAGCTTGTGATGTTTTTCCTAAATAATTGGCAGCATTGCCAGAACCTCTAGATACAGATTGACTGCTATGTTGCTCATTCCAGTCACCACGACCGATATCGGGTAAATCCATATTTGTTGTTTTAGCATCAGGGACACCTTTTTTTAAAGTGCTGCCATTATAATTATTGCCACCTTCAGCTATTAAACCTTTTTCAATGTCTTTATTGAGCATTTGTTTTCTAACATCAGACAATTGTCTAGATGCTTTAGGACTAACACTCATTTTACCCAATTCTACATTCTTATTAACGTCTCTTGTTCCTCTTCTCATGTTTTCTCCTTACTTCAATCCAAATAATTGAGGCACTCTCAAATTATAGATAGTCTTTACCACTAGATACCTTTTTATTAGTTGATTTAAATATAACATCATTCTTTTACCGCATTTTAGGGATATATGCCAGAATTGGTTTTAAACTATTAGTACTTACAGAATTTGGATTTAATTTAAAAGCATGTGTTTTATTAAACTTATAAGCCACATAGGCACAAAGTAATGACATTAACCCGTCATTTGGCTCCTTACCCTTAATAAACATTTGATATGGAACACCGCCTCTTATAACAGTTTTGGATTCCATAGAGCAACAATGCTCAACAAACCAAGCTAATTGCTCATAACTTCCCCAAGGAATCCGAAACTTACCACGCCTAAAATTATCAAACATCTCGCCTAACCATTTGTCCTTGTCAACTACAACTTCTAGCTCGTCAGCATGATATTTAACACCATGAGCAACAGAAGCGGCATTTCGCACTGTTTGATATTTGTCACCAAAAATAGATTTTAATTCCATAGATAAGTCTTCAGCGTAACCAATATCACCCATTGCCAATCTTGGACGATATAATCTAAACATTTCTTCAACAAATTTAATTTTATCATCTATCTTAAGTTTTTTGAGTTTTGTAGCATATTCAATAGGATATAGGCCATCATGTTCTACGGCAAGTGCCGTCATGACAGAAAAAGATTGACCCCTTGTCGCTCCAGCTATATCTGGCTTCCCGCCCCAGTCAAACCCTAAAAATAATGTCTTATCTTCTACAGATTTTCTTTTCGTTATAATATGTTTTGGGTGTGTCCAAAGTCTATCTGGATCTCTGCAAGTAGTATAAATTTCATCAAAAGTAATTGGTAGACCTTCTCCAGAATAAAATTCTCCTAAAACTTCATTCATATAAGTAACTTCAGAATTCTCTGCGGAATTTTCCGGTTTTTCTTTTAGGACAGTCTCTTTTGTAAAAATTGGAATATATAATTGATTAAAATGAAAGCCAGTATATTTACAATTCTCTGGATCTGCCACTGTCGGAATCCATTTTCCCCTATCAATAGCCTCTAACTTATTCTGTTCCTCACCGCAATGAGAACATTTAACAACCATATCATAAAGCCATACTTCTTCCCAAGCTCCAGTATCTTTTGAATTATATAATTCAAAAAACTCATTACAAGCGCAACAGCCCAAAAAGAAATATCGCTTGTCAGATTTTTCCCAAATTTTATGAAAGTATGAATTTTTATGTCTTGGTGTTCCAAAGTATACTTGAAATCCTTCACCAACTGGGCCATACTGCGACCATGTTAAACACTTTTTTGCAATGCCAACAGCCTTTTCAGTCATTTTCTGGACTTCATCAAAAAAGATGCCATCAAAACGACGCCCTAATACTCTTGTTCCCTCATTTCCAATCGAATTACACCACCAGGAGTTTCCATCCTTAAATTGTTTAAATGTTAGGCTGTCCGTTGCGTCACGCGCAGAATCTTTCATCCATTCCATATAACCTAAAACTTTACCCGCTTTTGTAGGATGGTCGATAGGGGTAGAATTACGAATTGTTTTTTCTAACTTATCTTTTGCATAGTCATACATAAGTTCAAGCTGAGGAAATGCATGAAGTAATGAGATGGGAGATCTTTTGCCAAGTCCATAATTGCCTGAGCCCATTAAATAACAACCCAAATTAGTAGCCATTGTGGTAGCGGCAACCTGACGACCCTTAACAATAACAATTGGTTTTCCATCATCTGACATAGCTTTATATATAATATGTCTATATAAATCAGCCATGAATTTCCAACCATTATCAGTTATCTTGAACTCACGATTTTCAATAGTTAGATAGTTTTCTGAAAAAGAAACGGGATCTACTTTGAGAACTTCTTTTTTAAGCCAATCAAAGCTTTCTTTTTTTGAGGAGATTGTTGGCACTTACCACCTCGTATCATCAGCAAGGGTATCAGGATCTACATTATTTTTCTTTGCTTGCCGGTTTTTCACGACTCTTCTGGTAATTGCTTCAGAATATTCAGCCAAAATGCTATCTTCTTCCTCTTGCCCATCACCATCATCGGGAATGTTTTCTAATTGATCTATTATACTATCATAATGTTTTTCTTTTGGTTGCTCACCATGTTGAACAACGGACCCCGGTTTTAATTTTGTAGCCCCAGACAGTGGCAAAATTTTTGAAGTCTTATCAACTATTTCTTTTAAAATGTTAGAACCAGACCCAATATATTGAGCGGCCTCGCTCTCTACCTCCACACCAGAATCATCTAACAGATCCTCACTAGGACTCCACAAGTCCATTTTAGACCCCTGTATTATAGAATCAAGCACCTCTGAAGAGGGAGTGTGGTCTTCCCATTCATCCTGATATGCTTCAAGACTTATTCCAAGAGCGTCAGCCTGTTTTTGATCATGATCTGCTGGTAAACCTACCCCATAAAAATAAGTGGGATCATACCAAGCTCCATTTTTCCATTGTCTTAAAAAGGTTTGAGCATTGGGCTTCCCATCAAATGCCAATATTGGCTTTCCCCTCTGGTAAAGAACCCAGACTCCTCGCTCATTCTCTTTTAAAGAGTGTTTCCCAAAATCACCGCCTTTAGGATCATTTTGAGGAAACTCTCCAGCATTTGTAGATCTAGCCGCTCCAGCATCATGCGGTGAAAATTCTTCGTTACAGCTAGGACAGGTCATATTAGGGGGCATAAACATAGAAAATACTTTCTCATCAATATCCACTTCTTTATTACAACTCGGACAGCCATAAGTGTATCCCTGGCCTGAATCTATTAGTTTCTTAACTTGAGGGTCTAACGCTTTCTTTATTAATATGTCTATAAAATTAGATTCTTTTTTATAACCTAATATGTCCAATTTATTAGCTAATTTAATTAATTGTAATATCATAATAATCTCCTAACTCATATTACTTTCTGGCATATCAAACATTTGGCTATTAGCTTCCTTGTCAGCCTCTTGAATATCAGCACCAAAAAATCCGCCAGCCTCATCTACCTTAGGGGAACTATCTCTAACTTCTTGTATTTTTTTGCCAATATAATCCTTTAATTTTGAATTGCTCATATCAGCGCCCATCTCATTTTCCATCATGGCTTCTAAAGACATCGATGTTATATTCCCTCCACGCCCCTCAACAACCCTATCAATAAATTGTACAAAGTCGCGAAATTGGGGATCGTCAAGTATTCCCTCTAATCCGCCCTCTTTAGATTCCTTAGACTCTTTTTCTTTAGACTCTTTTTCCTTAGACTCTTTTTCTTTAGACTCTTTTGCCAATGCTAAAATTTTTCTATCTATTGCAGCAGCTTCTTTGTGTTTCCCCTCAATATCCAATTTGTTAGACATTTTTACTAAATTGTTAATTAATGATGTTTTTTTATTCATTTTTTCATATACTTTTCTGGCCATCAACAACAATACTCTATCAACTACAGCCTTACCAGTTTTATCTCGTTTTTCATTTTCATCCCAGATTTTCCTTAGATAATTTAATGTCTTGTTGGCCGTTTTTATATCTTTATTTGCATAGAAAACAACCCAAGTCAATTTTTCATAGTCTTTTAATAGATACTCATCTAATTTTGTTCCTTTATTTAATAAGGCTCTAAAAGGAGCGAGATCTATCGCTTCTTTTTGTTTTTTCTTTCCTGGGCGGCATCTTGTATTGGAAAATCCTGGACCTTCTATTGTTTCACATTCTCCCGGTTTTAATTTTTTTGGTGGCGTCCATGGAATTCCTGGATATCCAATCTGAGAATTTAATATTTTTCTTCCCAATCTAGAAGATGTTCTTTTGTGACGACCGATATATCTATCATAAGGTTCTCCAATAGCTTCGGCATATTTCTTTGCCCTTATTTTCATTTCAGGCCATTTTTTAAAATAATCATCAACCCAATTTCGACTAGCCTCTTTAGTTAGCATATCAAGACCAACACGCTCACGCAAGTCACTAACCATTGCCTCAACAGAAGTAAAAGATGACTCGGGATGTAAAACTTGATTTATGTGATCAATATAATTTCCCTCTTTTTTTCCAAGTGCCTCTTTATCGGCAAAATCCTTCATCCAATCTGGCATTCTTGAAGGTTTCATATATTCATATTCTCTATGACTCATTTTTTTCTCCTATGGCTATCTGCCTATAATACTATGCGTGATAGTTTTTAATCCATTCTCCACTACCTTCTTGGTCGTCCATCAAAACACGATCTTTTAATACGGGATATCCAAGATCTGCCAGAAGTTGTATAATTCCCAGCTCTTCTTTATTATCTATCCCATACTTTTTCTTTAGTTTTCCATATACTTCATTAATATTATGTCCACCAGAAACAGTAGCATTGATCAATGTACCCGTAATTGCTCTTTGAAAAGGAGTCATTACTATTTGTAGTCCTTTAAAACGAGGCGTAGTGGCCTCTTTTCTGAGCTTTCTATTATCATCGCTTAAACAAGACAAGCATAATGGTAAACCAACATCTTCATCTTGCCATAAAACTGATTCACAAATGCCACATTTACCTTGATCAGACGCCTTCTTTCTATGTTTTTGCCTAATGCTTTTTAAATGATTATCTCTAGCAGCACTATGACCCGCCGTTAAATCTACCAATCTATCTACATATTCATATATTTTTTGTCGAACACCATCAAGCCATTCTATTTGGTCTGGTTGGATTTTTCCTTCAGGATCAGTACTCAGACCTCTTGTGATATTTTTGTCAAGAGCATTTAACCTACCAAGTAATTGCTGATAAGTGCTGGGACTAGAGCCCCACTTATCTGGTGATTGAATACTTTTAAAAGTATCATGGACATATTGACATAAAAAAGCAGGATCCCTAGATTTTAACCAGCTCGTCTCTTGTTCTTGTTCTTGTTTTGTGTCAGCAGAAATATTTCCACCTTCCTCTTCTGACACCATCATCTCTTCATCGAAATACATTTGTTTCCTCCTAATTTACTGTTAATATAGCTATCAGCTTCTTAATTCGATCACCTAAAATTTTTTGGGCTTCTATACAAACCCCCATATTTTCTAATAAGCGTTTGCGCTTGTCTTGTTTTTTTCTAACAAAAGCAGTTTTAATAATTTTCCTCTTTTCTGACACAACCTTCCTCCTATGAAGAAATTTTGTTCGCCAATTTTTCTAATAATATTACCAAATCAGTCAATCTTAAAGTTATTGCTTGGTTTGAGCTAATTAACTCAGGTAATTTTATAAGGATCTCTTCAGAATTTTCATCTGTATCTGTAACGATTTGTTTCATTTCAGATACAGTAGCGTGAACTTCAGCAATAAGTTTTTTTATGTTACTTGTCACATACCATAATGGAATATTATCACTGTCTTTAACATTATGCAGTTTATAACATTGATCACATGTCTCGTTAACTTTAGAAAGAGAATGGAGTAATTCTGATAATTTTTTATTATTTTCTGTAACGGTCAAATTTATATTTTTCCGCATTTCGGAATCTGGCTTACCGAAAACTTTCTTTTTTAAAATTTCAGTAAGTGCTATTATAACAGTTAATAATCCCATAACAATTCCAACTGTAGCTGCTGGAGATATAGAAGAGGCAACAGCCGGCGCAAGTAAAATTAGTTCAAACATATTTTCTCCTTTTAAAGTCGTTCTTTCTAATATTTTTTATTATAAGTTATAGGCAATTAAATCTTTGCCACAATTTAACTTTCTTTCTGACTATATTAATATTCCCTTATGTCTCTCTTATGTGGCATATTATTCTTCACCACGTTTAATATTCTTTTCTTTTTTCTTTCCAAGCAATGAAAATAAACCATGTGGTGTATTTCTACTTTGGTTATTGTCAGCATAGAAACCTAATGGAAATCCATAAAGATTCTCCATTCCAATTCCAGCAAAAGTGCTGGGATATAATGGACTTCCAGTTAACTCAGCACCTCCAACACCCTGTCCTACATCACCCCAATCACAATTTACCATGTCTTTGCCCATGATATTGACCGCAAATGGACATCTTTTACCAGTCTTATGATATATATATACTCTTTTATTAGCAATTTTTATTTCTTCTTTTTGATCTTCTTCTTCAGTATAATCTAATGGACACATCTTTAAAGTTGCATCTCCAGCATATCTACAAGCCTGTGTAAGTGGAAGGCCAAACGGGCAAAAATCCTCAAAACTCTTAGATTTTATCCATGATTTTTTTTTCATTTCTTTCTCGCTTTCCTCATTAACTCATAATACTTTACAATATCTTCTACAGCGTCGGAGGCAGCTTGGTCCAAATCATCTGCATATTGAGAAAGAAATGTTCTAACTCCACCCCACTTTTTTGGATCATATTTATCTGCCGTTTTCATCAAACTATTTTTTAACATTGTTATAATATCCTGGCCAGATTTTTTATTAAAATCTCTAATAGAATATAGATTAAAACGTTTTCCTTTTTCTTTTGCCCTATGCTCAATCCAATCTCTCAAACCACCAGGAAATTTTTTCATAAAATCTGCCATGTTCCCTCTCCAAGGGGAATCTTCGTAATTGGCGTAGTCAAGATTTTTTTTCCATAGATTTGGAGTGTCAGAATTTTCATCAGGAACAAAGTGAGAGGTTTTAAATATCTTTAATAAGTGCTCCTCATAATTCTGACAAAGGCTTCTAAGACCATATGTATTATTATTGTCTATCATCTCGTCAGCAAGTTTTAACATTTCGTTTAAAGTTCTCATTATAACTCCTTAATCTAATATATGTTGAACCATTCTCTGCTTTGCTAATTCCATTGTTAGCATTTTAGATAAAGGCATTATAGGTAACAATTTATAGTTTACTAAGATTGCTACCGTTTTTGTCGTATCCTCGCGCAATGCCCTGTTTATTTCTCTATTTATGTAACCATCAGACACATCTATTAAAAGATTCTTTAGCCTTCTGATAGATTCTCCTAGCTCTTTGCTAAATTTCAAATCCATCTTAACAGACAATCTTATAGCTCTAACAATTCTATTAGAATGATTTATGAAAGAAAATTCACCACTTATGGGGCCACGCAATATTTTATTTTTACAATCGTCAATTCCCTTTCCAGTAATATCTATAATATCTTTATTTAAATCATCCATCGGTTTTAATAAAGTGTTAATGGTAAAATCTCTTGAATATATTTCTTTCTGTAAATCTGTTGGACTACTTATACCTATCTCTGCCATCTTTTTTTCAATATCTGGAGCAATAAAATTGCTGCTAAAATCTAATTTTATATTTTTAAAATTAATAGAAGCATGACCATCATCAAATTCTTTAAAAAATGTTTCTGGCCATTGTTTATGACATAAGTGAGCTAAATTCAAAGAGCCAGAATCGCCAGTAGTAACGTCTATATCCTCTATGCTATTTTCATTTCCCATTATAAGATCTCTAGGAATTCCTCCAACTATATATGGCACAGATAGATTATTTGCTATTGCTATATCATATACAGATTTAAGTAATTTAGATATCTTCATATATTTACCTCGCTGGAGCAGCTTCTGGAGCAGCCGCTGGAGCAACTTCTGGAGCAGCCGCTGGAGCAACTTCTGGAGCAGCCGCTGGAGCAACTTCTGGAGCAGC